TTCCTTACAAACTCATTCCTGGCCATATTGCTAACTACCTTTGGCAGTTCACCCCGGAACTTCCGAAAGCGACTGGCAAATTTTCCAAAGGGATGTGGATAATCTTGGCTCATTGTTTGTATATTTGCATTAGACCTTTAAGCAGGCGTGTAACTAAGATGACATTACCGAAGCCACGGAAACGGTACATCGAAATATCCTAACGGGAGTTTGCTTAAAGGTCTTTCCTATTTTATTAAAATTCCCCGTCGTAATTTGTTTTCCGCTTTTCTGCTGATGTACCAGGTTTTAATTTCCATTCCCCGGGCCTTTGTAATTTGAACGGCCACAACCATAATTTCATCATCAAAGAATTTCAAATATTCGTACTGACTTTCTCCGGAGAAAACATTCAACCAAACTTCGTCAGGATCCGAAAGTATGTTTTTTACATTGTTCCAGATTTGGTCCCGGCTTTCTTTGGTTATATAATTACCCTTTAAATGCTTTTTAAATGATGTTTCAGAGATAGCAATTTCACGTCCGGAATAATCTGTTAGAATATTTACTTCCCGGTTTGTAATCGTAACTTTGTTTTTATCAAAATCCTTAATCAATTTAGCTGGAGTATCCGTTTTATTGAAATTCAATTTTTTCAGTTTCCTGGTCTTTCTAATTTCTTCAATTTTCTGAAGTCCCCAAAGAGAATAATCTGCAGCTTCAGTTTCCGGAATCGTTTTTAATTTGTCGATATAGGCTTTGGCCAAATCAAAAACCTCGAGCGTTTCGCCCCGGTT